TTAATTACAGTAGTTGAGTTGGCGGCAACTATGAAAGCTTCGGTAATAACCTTACCTTCAACGTTTGTACCTGTTACTGTAATAGAAAATGGTTGTCCAATAGCGTTAACTGTTGGAGTAACACTAAGAGCCCTTGGGACATCTGGGCTACTTACACCAGCTGTAATTGTCTGAGCAGCGGTTGCACCGGTCGCTGAAGTCAAAATAGCTGTTGAACTAGCTGCTGATATTTTCTTCTGGAAATGAGTAAAACCCCAAGAAAAACTATAAAGATTCTTGTGGTTCATTGTTCCCAGACTATATCGTGCTGCCCACGGATATGTTGCATCTGTGAATGCCATAAATATTAAATTCTTTCTGCCGAGATGGAGGGGCGCGAACCCCCCCAATCATCATGCATTAGTAGCTAGATTAATTTCTAGACTAACTGTTATCGCCCTTAGAACCATAGACACCGCGCCAGCTAGAAAAGCCGACAGAGTGACGAACGTCAACAGACCATTTAGCTGTCTTAGTATCAAAGTCGTATTCTGGACCTTCGAGACCTCGATCAGAACGGTTGAAGAAGTTCAACTGATGCAAAGAACTATCAATCAAGAACCAAGCGGTATCTGAACCACCAGCAGCAGATGCCAAGAAATCCCAGACAACGATTTTTAAAGCACCCTGGTAAGGGTTAATGTCGTTGTTAGCAGTTCCAGCACGTTGTGCGCTGTTCAGCAAGATGCGAGCTTCTTTTTCAAGAGCAGGAGCTACTACTAGAGTATCTGCTTTGCACATATACAATTGACCCTTGTGGTCAAGTGTTTGACGCATACCAATGATACCGTTTTCGATTGAGTTTTCATTCAAATCGGCAGTAGTGTGGTTACCTTGAGTTGCACCACCATCTTCACGGGTATGAGCCGTTGAAAATAGTGCTAGAGCGTCACCTGAAGTGAAGGTCGAAAGACCACCACCACCAGCGGTGAAACCATAGTTAAAGATATCAGCCATCATAGTTTCTTGAGTGCGAATCTTAGACTTAGCTAGATTTGCAGGCTTTCGCTTGATGATATTAAACTGATCGTCTTCCCATAAAACGTTTGAGACGGAAGTACCAAGAGAGTCATTAACGTGAGTATAAGTCACGTCGAACCCTTGAACTTCATCTTCGTAGCTTATCGCCTGACCTTCTGAGCGTCGAATTAACTTGCTCAAACCGGAAGCGGAGCTTTCTTTCTCGATATTTCGTGTAGATGTTTCTACATGAAACAGACTTGGGCCAACTTGGGGAAGAGTTTTGAGCTCATCACCATAGATCTGCTTGAATCGAGGATCAAGTATATCAGGCCATTGTGGTCGTACTGATGCCATTGTGTATTATCCTTTCCTATAGGTTCGCCACGTAAGGTTCGTGGGCGGTATTAACAAGAAGGAATATACCGTAGGTAGTATCGGTCTTGACTGGATCAATCTGTGGGTTGTATTCCAAACACAGAAGTTGTCCAAGGGTTGCTGAAGTTGTTGAAGTGTCAACTAACTGAGCGCCAGTAGCGCCAATTAAGTTGAAGTATGTTCCGACATGAGTAACAGCGAAAGTTGTACCGATGTTATCATTTGCCAAAAGATATTTGATTGCGTCGTCAATAGCTACGAGTGCAGTAACGCTACCGGCAGCGTTGCCAGTTGCAGTTTCTAATACTGTGCCTATGATTCGACTTGTAGCAATTGTAGCTGATGTAATACGACCACTTGTAAAGTAGACGAAATCACCAGCTGTTACGGTAACAGCACTTGCCACAGGGAAAGCGTGTGTTGCGTAATTAGTGCCACCATCAACATATCCCAGCAATTTTCTGGAAATATCGAGTGCCATGTTATGAACTCCTAAAATTAATTAAATGTATGGTTCAAGTTCTTTACGTATTTCGGAATCAGATTTACCGGGGTACATCTTCCTGTTTAAACTTATCATTTCATCAGATACTTTAGAACGTTGAACTACTTTTGCTGTCGTACTTGACTTGGAGGCGGCACCATTTTGCTTTACTGCCATACCAAGTTTCTCTTTAGCGTCTGGTTCAGACGTTTTTTCCCATCCGAGCATAACTGCTGCTTTTCGATAAAGTTCTTCGGGGGATGCTAAACGTTGCTCATTATCAAGTATTGCCTTGCTAAGTGAAGCTACGCCTTTGGTAAACTGTTGATACTTGGTTTCATCTTCAACTTGTCCATAATCCTTTTTAAAGGTGTCGTAAGCTGTAAAAATTTCCTCGTCCATCTTCTGCTGAGCATATAGCGATAGCGGATTAGATGTATCGATTAGTGTTTCTGCTACTTCCGTATTTGGTATAGTTGAAGGCGCATCGGCAATACCTTTAAGGCGTAAAGCCTCGGCGGTACTGTTTTGGTAAGCTATTTCTAGATTACGCGCATATTCTTCCGGAGTATCTCCCTTAATATTTGGGAACTCTTTTGTAAAGGTTGAGGTATTATCCTCTTCTGCGTCAGTCTCAACGATTTGGTCGTCGTCCGACTCAGCTTCTTCTTCTGATTCGTCACCTGATTCCGACTCTGAAGTTTCGTCTTCCGCTTCCACGGGTTCTACCTCTTCGTTGCCGTATTTCAGTGCCCGTAGATCATCTTCGGTTACTGGTTTACTATCTCCGTCCGTAACGATTTGTTCGTCATCCATATAACTCTTTCTTTTAGATTTGTTCTAATACCAGCAAAGCTGGCAGCCAGACGGGGGTGGGCACCGTCCAACTGTCAACCTTTCAGGGTTAATGCTTCATTTTTCTTTGACTCCTCATATAGTTGCTTAATGATCTTAGGTAATTTAACCGCCATCATAGCTTGGCCACTATATAATTTAGTCTGTTCGTGACTAGTTGAGCCTAGAGCGTCCTTGCCTAGACCTTCAACTTCAAACTTACAAAGCTGTTTTAGGGCTTCATAGGCTTCAGTGCCATAGAAACTAACCAAAGCATTCTTCTGTTTTGGAACTAATCTATCTAATGTACTCTTCACTCTTTAATCCTATGCATAGAATACAATGTATACAAGGGTCTATTTGTTACCAAAGTTAGTTGGTTGGAGGTCAGCTACCTGCGCCTGAGGCTGAGATGTATTAGCTTGAAGTCCCGGAGGAGGCATCGGTACACCATCAGGACCAGGCAACATACCTGGAGGACCACCAGCGCCAGGTTGACCACCGCCACCCATCATTGATGCAGCTGAAGTGGTATTAGGGTTGCTATCATGTTCTTCCATAATGTGTTGCATAAATAGACCCTGAATTGTTGGATCAAGCGCTTCAAACTCTTTGGTCTTAGTAAACATTAAATGAATAAGGGTGTGTTCTTCTGGGGCATCAGGGGTGCCTGATAGTGGTTGGCCGGAACCCATCACCATATTTTCGGCTTCAGCTTGCATCATCCAATCACTAGAAGATTTTGAAGTAGTCTTAAGCCAGGTTGATGGCTTAATGTTATTAACTTTAAGTACATCTGAAGTAGCTCCGGCTAGATCCATAATTGCAGCTACGGCTGGATTGGCTAACATGACTGAGTATAGTTCTGTCTTCTTAGTTTGCTCGATAGCCTTAGAAACTGGAGCAAAGACATCAGAATCAACTGAGATATCATAACTACCTTCAAGGTATTTGTTAAACTCAGGTTTAATAGCTAGAGCTGAAGCGCCCTGAATATCAGATGCTTTGAGGGCAGTTTTTCCGTCCTGTTTAGTAATTTCAAACTTCTTGCCTTGAACAGATATAGTCTTATAGACTTTCTTTTGCTTAGTTTCATTATCTTCTGTAATAGACTCCATGCGAGGGACACCATAGTAGAACTGAATATTTGACCACTTAAGTCTACCAATGCGGATAATAGAATCCATTTCATTTGTAAGAGATATAAGATTAATACGTTTCATTGAAGATTCTTTTAGGATTGCAGCTTCAGTTGCAGTACCACCAGCTTGAACCCCTTGGATGCGGTCATCAATACCATGAGCTCGACGTATATCTTCCAGCAGAATCTCCTCAGTTCTAAAGTAAGATGCTGGTACGTCTCCGTACTCCAAGGGGACAATAGAACTTCTGATATCCTGACCGTTAGTGTCAACAGAAATAAGTCCATGTGGTCGAGTAGTTAAATCTTCATCATCAAGGTCAAAGGCGTTGTTGTGTAGGAACATCTTGTTAAGATGCATTTTCTGACGATCCATGTTTAAGTTACGAATAGATTTACGTTCTTCAGATAGGTAATGAATTACCTTAGGGATACCAATACCATAAAATGAGCCGGGACGACGATACTGATAAACAGGGATAAATGGTAGTTCTTTGTGCTTAGTTGGCAATGGTCCGTCGTGAATAGTGATGTTATTAGCTACTATCCAGTAAGCGTCAATAGCCCGGTTAAAGTAGTGTAGAACTTCTACCTCTTGAGCCGTAACATCGGAAGGCATTTTAAAGAAGGACTTATCAGATACATCACCACCGGCAGTTACGTACTCGGTATCAAAGAAATCTGGTTTACCACCAAAAATACGATGAAACTCTTCAACATTATAAATTTCACGCTTAAAACCATCGACAGCTTCATCGATATGCTTTGCTTTTTCATCAATGTGAATATATTCGTTTGGTACCCACTCGGTGTAATCATCATCAAAATCGGTAATCTCTTTGGTAATATACTTTATAGTTCCGTCTGGGTTTAAAGAATCGGGTAATTTAACGGTACGCTTTTCAGTTCGCCAATAGTCCATTAGGAAAGACATACCACGGATAGATGCAGATAATTTAGCTAGGTAGTATTGGTAATCAAACCCAGTATTGTTCATGTTATAAGTTAATATTGAGTTACCAAACTCGGCCAACGGTTCATCAGACTCTTCAGTCTGAAGTAGGTGTGGCCTAGATTTACGCTCAATAGTCTCTTGTGCTTGCGACTGGATAGCAGCAAAGGCATCAGGAAGCTGGAGATTAGAATGCCAGTCGCCATCTTCAAGTTCAGGAATAACCATGGCATACTCTTTATCGCCTAGTTCCCACTCAGCTTCAGCTTCAATTCGTAGAGGGTTATCTCTTAGCCAATACCAACGGGTATAAGTCTGACGTCTAATCTGCCTTCTTCGTTTATTTGGATTATAACCAATACTAATACGAGGTTTAGGGTCAAGTAAACCCTCTTGGTTTTGCAAATCAGTAATCTTAGTATCTAAATTATCGGTCTTTTTAGCCATATGTCTAACTTTGATACATACTTTGTTTTATAACAATGGTCTATACACCAGTAATAGAGCTTCTAGGTTTATATTGTGGAACCCTACTTCTCTCATCATCTTTAATATAGCCCCCTAGTCGGTTAGTTGGTGGTGAAGCTACCTCTAAAACCGAGGCCAGGGGGTCAATAATATCATCATGAGCCCCTCTAGGGAAATGTAGAAGCTCGTACTCTAATTCATCTAGGTTAGGACATTGTTTAATATGGTAGATATGCCCATACTCGTAAAAAGGAGCCAGCCCACGTATTCTTTCCTCTTTTGACTCAGCTCTAGACTTAATTTCTTGGATAGGCAACCAGGTCCCACGTCGTCTTTGTTCGTTAGAAAGCTCATAAGACAAGGATTTGGTACCAATTACCTCTAAAAGTATCTTCATACCCTTAATATCTGCGAAGTTACGGTCAGTATATATA